TTAACTTCAACTCCACCTACCCAGACTGAATACAATTCTTTTCTCATTTAGTTACCTCCCTCATCTGTATCTTTTCCTCGCAGTTTGTTTTGGTTTATCTAACTCGTACCACATACGAGACATTATTTGTATCGACCTGCGATTATCTGACACAAATTTCCTCTTGCTATGTTCTTTTGCGTCCCTACGCTCCCATCTATTTTTCATGTACTTACTCCTTATCTATTTTTACTATATGAATGTACTTTGTTTCTTTTATTCTGCTCTACAATTCGAGCTTGTTCGCTCCCTTGCTTTTGCGTACCATGAATTACCAAAGCAAACGACTTAGTATTACGAATTGCTAACGAGTCATCGGTATCAATCTCTAAGTTTTTCTCCCTTGCTTCTTGTTCAGACAGTACAACAACTGCCTCGATCAATTCATGTTCTCTGATAAAATCGTCATGCCTACCACCACGAGAAGCCACGAGTCTTAAGTTTCTCACCTCTTTCAACTCATCTAATCTCTCAACCCAATAGTCTAAACTCTTGGTGTAAGCATAGAAAATTCTATGTGGATTTTCGCCTGCATATTCAATCCAAGCATCAAAATAATTCTGATTAAAGAAATCTCCTCCGACATGAATACGGAATGGTGTATAACTATCCTTTATCGATACATCCAAAAGATTGTGCATATCTCTGACAGTCTTACACTCTCTCAACAAATCAAAATTATGTTCTCTCTGTTCGTATACGCTTGGGAATACTGCCTCTGCAGTTGCAGAAAAACATCTGAACTTTGCCACTGCTCCATCAAATATTTTTCTCTTGCCGTCAACAATTTTTACCTTTGCCAAGCAGTCTAAAGCAGATGGACATGAACGCCCACTTGGTAGACTTAAGCTAGGATATTCTATCTTAGCATTGCCCCCTGAAATTTTTAATCTCTCCATTCTTTTTTCCTTTCTTATTTTTTATTCCAACTATACTGGTCAACTCCGAAGAGTCTATCTATCCAGTCTGGTAGAAACGGTGAGTATTCTGTGCAGTCATACTCTGTTGTTAATACCTCGTGTAATAGTTTTATAACTTCTATTCTTTGTTTAATGTATGGCTTTGTCCAATCTACTACTGGAGTAACTGGATTATATTTCTCCATTAGTTTTACTTGTACTTTCTCATGCCACTCCTGTTTATCCATTTGCCCCTCAACTTTCTTTCCTAATGCTCTCTCCAAGATTACTTTCTCTATCCACTCACTAGGATTTATATCTCCTACATAATCATAATGAGTATGGAAACAGATCTCCGCATAAGCGATATCAGATAGCAACTCTTTTTTGGTTGCGGTTTCTGTATCTCTCCAGTTATAACTCATTTACTTTTCCTCCTTTCTTGACCTTCTCCTCGTTGCTCGTGTTCTAGCTTGTCTTTCCTGTTCCTCTAGTTTTCTCTCCTCATCAGTTAGATTGTTTCTTCTTTCCTCTTCCGCTTGTTGTTCTTTCTTTCTTTCTTCTTGAAGAAATTTTCTACCCTCTTCGCTCTTTGCTCTCCTCCATTCCTGTTCCTCATCATCTAGTAAATTATCCTGAACGAAATACGTTGTATGTTCAAATGGATTTCGCCCTGTACTAATTTCCCCTGCGTCTAGTCGGTCTGTTACCTTAGTAAGCAGATAGTCTAACTCAAAAAGAGTTGTCTTTTGCTCCTCACTATCACGGTCAAGATGCAAGGAAAGTAAACTCTTTATGAAATGCAATAAGTGTTCTCCCTCTTGCTTGACACTTGGACTATCCTTGCAACACCCGATATTATCTATCCTGTTTTGACACCAGTTAACTATCTCTGTTACTCCTATCTTTATCTTGTGGCTATTGATTCGATACTCCATCCCTTTTCGTTCGGTTTCATCTCCGCCTGATAGGATGTCTATCGTATCTCCAATTCCCATACGAGAAAAAGACAGACTGTCTTTATGTTCTCTGTTCATTTAGTTCTCCTTTCTCCTTTTTTATTCTCTCTTCATTTAATTCTCCTAGCATTACTAGGTGATTCAATACATCTAAAGGATACAATCCTAATGTATCTGTTACGTCTGAATGATGGTAGCTACTATGACCTATTTTAGTATAGACAACCTCGTCTAAATCCTGTCCATCTGAAACATGTACTTTAATAAAGTAATGATACTGACCGTCATTGATGCTTACTGTTCTCTCCATTATTTATCTCCTTTCTTTGTAGCGTTACCTGACAACGCTCTTTTAATTTTCTCCTCTTGTTTTCAAAATGATTTAAAAAATCTTTTGTACTTTTGAAAACTCCTGCGTCTATTACTCTATTCATTCTTTACGCTCCCGCATAATCTCTCAACGGTACTAATCTAGGAATTAAATTGCCGTTCCTGTTATAGTTCCCATTGTGTACAGGTTTAACCATAATATCCCGCTTGTTTAAGGTGCAATGTTCATGACCGTTAAGACCGTAACATTTACCCCGCTTTACAGGATTGGCGGTTAACACTCTACATTTATAAAGTTTCCGCATTTAATAATCTCCTCTTTTATTTTTCTTCATACTATAATTATATATATTTCTATATAGTATGTAAAGCGAATTAGAATTAAAAAAAACCAGCGTTACTAGGTAACGCTTAAAAAAAAATACCCCCGCACCAGTAACGGATACGGGGGTAATTTGTTTATTGTAGCGGTGTTAGTAGCGTTAAGCATTTTTCACTTGCTCGGTTTTTACCAGCACCAACCTTAATGATGTTCATACATGCGGTCGGCATATCTTTAGGTAAGAATGCGACTTTTTCAGTCTTTTTATAGCATCGCTTACAAATAAATTGCCTATGAGTTTTTAGTAATTGTTTACTAAAATCTCGGTGAGCATCATCTGTCATACTCTTTAGACTGCTAACGGCTATACTCTCGGCTTTAGCGGACGCCCCCGTCTTGGCTTTTGCCTGTTCGGTTGCTTTTGCTTTGGCTTTGACTTGCTCGTTCTTGGCGTCAATATCGGGTATTATTTCAAGTATCCCGTCAATATCAATTGCTTTGTTATTGATTAGTTTCTTGTAATAGTCCGTATATTCACCGTGCAATTTGCCTAAGAATTTGGCGTCTTGGTATCTGATACCCTTATCTTTATTGCTCATAAAACCGTATGATGATTCTATAAGTTTTATAAAGTCCGCTTTAGGTCTTGCCTGTTTACCGCTCATAAAATAATCGTTGGTTAATCCGATTGTTTGGATTGTAACCGCTGTTATTTTGATGACCGCTTTTATTATAAACAGTGTAACTTTTAGGTCGTGGCTGTCAGCGTTATAAATATCTAATAAATCTTTATCAGAGAAATAAACGCTAACTCGTCCCGCATTGTCGATGTTGCGGTCTTGCCTAATCCCGTAAATGTTTTCGCCGTCTACATGCTCGGCTAAGAACTCGGACTTAGTAGACTGGATAGAATCTAGAATCTCTTTGATTCTCTTATCCGTTCCACTTGCTAACCAGTGCTCGGGATTTGTTAGTAATTCAGAGATTACTATATCCCAACTACTCGCTAACGCCTTCAACTGATTTGAGCGGGAATGAATCTTGCCTGATAATTTCTTATCGTTGGTTGGCAAATCGTCCCACTGTTGACGGGCATTATCTCTTAGCATTTTGTCGCCCTTCGCCTTGTATTCTAGGTCTGCTTTAGTCAATTTTTTAGTTGTTGTAACCATTGTTTTATTTCCTTATTTTTTATTGGTTTAAGTTAACTATTATCGTATAGGATTACATCTAAATTTCTCTTTAGCGATTGCCTATTTCATCATGGGTAACCAACGAACACCGCCCGCCTTCGGTTATTTTCTGCATACAGTTTGGGTTTGCTCTATCTCGAAGATTATGCTTTTTCTCTAGCCTTGATATCTGTCAACTATCCGACTAGTAACCATTAGACCGCCCATATAAATATTATTTCAGATATATATATAAATAGCAAGTAATATATAGACCAATATAGACCAATTTTAAAGAGATTTAACAGCGTTGCCTAGTAACGCTCAGAATCTAGAATCTATATTCCAAAATTCCCAAATTTCAATATTCATCATACGCACGAGAGAACCGCCCAAAAAAAACATTCTCAATAAACAGATGAACATAACAGTATATTACATAGCAGCAGCAACAAAAGACACTGGGTTACTGAGCAAGAAGTTACAATGTAGTGATAGTTGCAGCTGTTAACATGCCCCATACGATGGGGTATGCTGCCGAAATTATAGAAGGGGTGGGGAGTAGCTACAATCCTGACAGATTAAGAATCAAAAAGTGCCTATGCCCCCTTTTTTGTAACTTTTGTTGTTTTGGAGTCCCTTAGATCTTTATTACTAACAAGTGTTAGTGCTTCTACTAACACCTTGTTAGTTGGTACAGTTACTATAGTTACTTAGTTACTATAGTTACTTAAGTTAATAGGTATCTACTCAGTATTTAAGATACTTCGTAGATACAGTTACTTAAGAAAGATTAAGCTTAAAGATACTTTAGATGTTGTTAGTGGGTTGTTAGTAACCCTATAAGACTTTATATCGAGCGAATGAGACGAATAAGGCGAATGTGATTGACTAGGATCGGTTTGTGGATATAGAATAAGAGTGTTGAAGGTCTGATTTGTATCTGGCGTGTCTCCTTCTCTGGTTCGTCATTAGGAAAACAGAAGCTTTTTATAGGTACGAGTAACAAGCCTTGTCCTTCAACAGCCGAGTCTCCAGGCTGAAGATTCGCCTCCTACGTTTGGAGGCTTTGGCTTTACTCTAAAAACAGGAAGAAAGAGAAATATGTTTTTACCACAAGATAGAAAAGCAATACTTCAAGGTATCGGACTAGATACTTGGGTAGAACAGGAAGAAATACTGGATCATCCAGCTAGAATTAAACTTGTAGCTGGTGGTGAAAGAGCTGGTAAGAGTTTTCTTGGTGCATTATCCATAATTAGCAAACTTGATGAGTTTGAAGATGGTGATATTGTGTGGTTAGTGGCTAGAGACTACGAAAGAACCAGAGCTGAATGGAATTATTTGACCGACATTTTGCACAGATTAGGGTTTTTGATAAAACAGAGCAAAAGAATAGATCCAGGTTCTATGACAATAGCCTGTGGAAGTAGCGAAAAGCCTGGAACATTCCAAATAAAAACCAAATCTGCACAAGATCACAGAAGTTTGGCGATGGAAGCACCTAGAATGATAGTAGCTTGCGAAGCATCACAGATAGATCACGAATCTTTCCTAAGACTTAGAGGAAGAATAGCAGAAAAACGTGGTTTTCTCTTTCTTGAAGGTACATTTGAGATGTCATTAGGTTGGTATCCATCACAATGGGAGTCATGGCAGTTCTATAACGCAGAAGATGACGCAATATCTTTTTCATTGCCCTCATGGACCAACAAAGTAGTGTACCCAGGAGGCAGAAATGATCCTGAAATACTGTCATTAGAAAGATTACACTCAGATGACTGGTTCAATGAACGTGTAGCTGGTAAACCTGCACCTCCTTCTGGACTTGTACACAATATGTTTGACTCAACACAGCATGTTTCCCAGGATGCAGAGTACATTATGGAAGAACCTGTACACTTGTGGGTTGATCCAGGTTATTCTCAGGTAACAAAGTCAGCATACGCAGTCATGGCTGTACAGATAATCGGTGACCAAGTAAGAATCATAGACGAAATATACGAAAGAGAAAAGATTACAGAGGAAATCGTAGAGATTTGTACTATGAGACCGTGGTGGAAAGACGTTCAACATGGTGTAATCGATATAGCTGCACACAATATTGGGGAATCTAGACCTGTCGACACATGGCTTGAAGCTGGAGGACTTTACATGCAGTCCGAAAGAGTTGGTATACTAGATGGTATTGAAAGATTTAATACATTTTTGAAAGAAAATCCTGCTACAAAGCAGCCAAACTTGATTATTAATCCAAAATGTAAAGGTATAATTTCAGAATTAGGTGGTTGTTCAAATCCATTTGATGATCAAATTCATGTCTACACATGGCGGACTGACAGGGATGGAAACATTGTAGGAAGAGAACCAAGGGATAGTTTTAACCATGGAATTAAGGCGACAACCTATGGACTTGTGGTAAACTTTGGATATGCAAGAGCTACAGGATCACAAAAATTGATAACAGTAAACAGGTGGTAAATGGCTAAAGAAACACTAGAAGATATTCTAAATAAGATTGAAACAATTTGGGAGTCACCTGGCTTTCGGACTAGACGAAGTAGGTACGAAGAAGACTACGGTTTGTATCGTATGAACGCTTATGATGCAGGAACTGGCTACCAAAGTTACACATCAAATGCACCAAAAATACTAGCAGACAAAATAATGTCGTACCTTTCTAACGCACAAATGTCTGTCAGAGTACCAATGACTACCAAGGTAGACGACAGAGATGCTGGTAACAAAAAAGAAAAATTTATTATAGGTGCATTGAATCTTGCAGACGAAAGAATGCAACGATTCGGACAACCATCAGTTAGAGAACAACTAGCATTTTACATCACACTTCGAGGTTGGTATGCAGGTAGAGCTATGTTGAATAAACATGAAGATGGCACACCTTTCGTAGATATTACACCTTTTGATCCACTACACGTTTGTTATGAGATGGATGAAAAAGGAATTATTTGGCTAGCACATAAAACAAAACGATCACCATCAGCAATAAAATCGATGTATAACGTAGATGTTGAGCCTGCTGTTGAAGGAGAATCGTCATCAGGTATTACAGTTTGGGATTACTATTCACGAGAAGAGAATGGTGTAATAGTAGTTGATGGTGACGATGAAATGCAAGTTGGTAAAAAACTAACAAAGCATAATGTAAGAGATGCAAATGGTGAACCATGTGCCCCAGTTTTCTTAGGAGCTGTAGGTCCAGCACCATGGATACAAGATGAAATATCTGGAGATGATACTGCCAGAGATTATGGTGAATCTATATTTGCAGCAAACAGAGAACTATACCAAGACTTGAACTTTGCTATGAGTGCATACAAAACTCTAGTAAGAAGAGCAGTCCGAAGACCTTACAAAATTATTTCACCAGATGGAACGACTACACTTGATGCTGATCCATGGCAGGATGGAAGTGAAGTTCCACTACCTGCTGGTACTGATATCAGATTGATGGATGAAGTTACAATGCCACTAGATACTGCAGCATTTGTAGGTATGATCTCAGGAGAAATCCAACGTGGTGGTTTGAGTAATGTAAGTTATGGTGAGCTACCATTTGCTATCTCAGGATTTGCAGCAAGAATATTACAAGAAGGTTCTGCACATCAGATAGAACCAAGAGTAAAAGGTATCACAGCCTGCTACAAGCAAATAACAGAAATTATAACAATGCAATACGAGATGGGTGGTTTCGGACCGCTAGAAGTTAGAGGTAGGCATAACGATATTGCAAGTTACTTTAACGAAGAAATAAAACCTGCAGATCTAGAAGGAGCAGGTGCTATCGATATTAAGTTTGGTGTGCGTATGCCACAAGACGAACCACAGCTCGTAACTATGGCACAAATGATGAGAGATGGACCTAGACCACTTGCACCAGACGAATGGATATGGGAGAATGTATTACAGATAAACGATGTAGACCAGTTTAAAAATGCTATATCTGCACAGCAAGCTCATGTAACAGAACCAAAGGCTTTGTTACTAACCTTGATTGAAGGATTGATGCAGACTGGTGAACAAGATAAGGCTATGATTTATATTGATATGTTGAGAAAAACTTTGAAACAAGACCAGCAGAAAGAAGCTGCTCAGGACTTGGAATTTCAACGCATATTACAACAATTCGGTCTAGGAGGACAAGCTCCTCAAGGACCACAACCTCCACAACCAGGACAGCAACCACCACGACAAGGACCACCAGGAGTAAATGGTGGAGTGGTATCATCACAAATGCAGGGTTTTCCTAGAGTAGGTGATCCTCGACAAGCTCCACCAGGCACGCCAGGAGGACCTGGACCAAGAGTAAATCCTATGGGAGGATAAAATAAAATGGCAATTTATAATGTAACAGGAAGAACAAGAGATGGTGTTATTGACACTGTTAGTGTAGATGCCGACAGTGTTTCAGAAGCCAGGCAAAAAGCAAGAGGTAGACTTGAAACAGGTTCAACTATAACCAATGTGAGTTTAGCTCCTGCTTCTCAACAGCAACAAACTGGACCTACTGCAATAACTGATACCGCTGGAGATCCACCAATACCTACAGGACTATCAGGTCAAACCGTTCTTGAACAATTCAATCAAATACTTAATCCAACCGTTGCAATGCAACAAGCTGCAGCAGCAAATGCAGCAGCAGCAGCAAATGAAGCTGATCCTGCTACAGCACCATCAGCAGCAGATGTTAGTGAGGCTGCTTTTGTTGATCCTGGATTAACTGGTGAAGTTCCTCAGCCAACAGCAGGACAAGCTGGATTTGGTGTTACTCCAAACGTAGCAGAAACTCAAAAGATTTTAAGTGAACCAATGTTTGATCCAGTTACAGGTGCAGAAATTGTACCTAAAGTCCCCGCTGGTGGTCCTGGAAGTTTTACTGAAATGGTACAAGGTCCAGCCACTGATGCAGAACCAACTTTACAAGATATGTTTGGTGGGTTAACACAAATGGATTTTGAAGCGTTATCTCCTAGAGCAGGTATTGATATTGGTTTAGAAAACTTGTTTGGGCAATCAGCTATGGATGCTGGACCTATACAAGGATTTCTTCGTAATCAAGCATTTGGTTTGATTCCAGCTCAACAATTTGGAACGCTGGCTGGTTTAGTATCAGGACAGTTACCATCAACTGCAAGAGCAACTTCCTTTGGTGATTATCTTCAAAACTTGCAGCTTGGAGGTGGCGGATTGCAGGGAGGATTTACTCAAGCTTTAGAAAACTTACAATCAATAAGAGGTGTAGCTCCAGGAGCTTTGCCACAGAACGTACAGGGTGCTTCTTATATTTTCAATCCTCAATCTGAAGCAGATACAGGTGCTGCGATAAGATTATTAGGGGCAGCTCAAAGAGGTAGGTATTCACCTTTTGTAAGTTCAATATTTAGAACGCCAACAGAAAGTGAATTGTTTGCGGGATATGCTAGAGACGCAGATAGAAGAGCAAGAGAAGGACAAGCAGCTAGAAACTTCTTAGACTTTGCTGCAGGAAGTTTTGGTTTATAATGGCAATCAATCCAACATTTGCAGGATTTTTAGAAGAAGAACCAAGAGCAGCATTTTTTGGAACACTTGGTAGGCAAGGTTTACTAGATACTCCTACTCGTAGAAGAGAAGCACAAAACATTTACCAAGATGCTTTGTCTTCTTTTTACGGACAGCTTGGAGAATCAATTTTGGGCGGTGGTGCTCCTACTCAAACATTTACAAACTTCTTACAAGACTTTCCATTTACAGAACGATTTGCACAAATGGGTAGACAGTACAATCAAGCGGGAAGATATCGACCACGAACTAGATTCTTATACTTTTAGGAGGTAGCTTATGGTAATGGGAGCAGCAGCACTAGGAGGAGCGTTTCGCAGATTTATAGAAAATCCAGGTGCTGGTTTTACAGGACTTGTAAGTCCAGAACAAGCACTTGAACTTTTAGAAAAACTACCTCAAGCTCCAGAAAGTATACGAGGACCACTTGAAGCAATAGGTAGGGTAGGTGCAGCGTTTTCACCTATAACTGATGTTACAATACCTAAAGGTCAAGAGCAGCAAGCTCAACTTCTTTCAGAGATGACAAGTCCTTATGGTATTGCTCTTAATGTAGCTACAGCAGGTAAAGGTCCAGCTGTGGCAAAAGCTCTTACTCAAACTGCAAAAAGAGTGCCTGGTTTTTATAGTATTCCTTTTAGAGTAGGGGCAAAAATTACTGAGCCGTTAACAGTAACTAGACCAGGGTTTGCAGGGTTTGCTCAAAGAGCAGGGCAAGAACAAGGTCTTGAATTTGCAGCACTTCGTGCAATGCAAGGAGTTGAACCTAATATTCAAGATTTACCTACGCCTGTAAGAGTACCAGCTCAACTTGGAGCAGCGTTGTTTGGGGCAGCTACTGCTGCAAAACCTTTATCAAATATTGGTGGAACAAAGTTAAAGTTTACTGAACCTGACTTTGGAAAAGCAGATATATCAAAACCTGACGCTAACATACAAGAAGTAGCTGACCTTGGAAACGAAGGTTTGTTTACTTCAAAGGGAGTTTTTGGAGATGATAACCAATATAGAAAAGTAATTGATGATTACGAAGATAAATTGCCTGAACCTAAAAGAAAAGTAAAAAGTGTAATTATAGATCCGATTACTAAAATGTCAGATAAACTAGAAATTATTTTTGATAGAAACAATGCTAGGAAACTTGGAGAAAAAATTGCAGATAAAGCAGTATTAGGTCGTGTATTAAAATTTTTTGATCCATCTGTAAAAGCAAAAAATTTATCAGATAAATTAAGCATAGGCTATGCTTCATTGGTAGATGAAGCAAGAGGTAGAGTAAGAAATATTTTTGCACCATTGAAGGAATATGGTGATGAAGACATTCTTTTTGAATCACCAGCTGGAATTGATCAATATGGAAGATTTGTAGAGGGGAGATTTCAAGGTCGAACTATGAATGAAATAGTTGAAAATTTAAAAGATCCTTTAGTTCAAAAACTTTTGAATCAAAAGCAATTAGAATATTTACAAAAATTGAACAACCTAGATAGAAGTATTTCCAGAATGGCAAATAAGTTTGGTGGTAAAATAAAACTTTTTGACGAAAGTGAAAACTTATATGCAACTAGAGTAACATCACCAATTAATCCTGATACAGGAAAACCTGTAAAACCTGAATATCTTGAAATGATATTTACTGGAAAGGCTTTGGCTGATGATTCTGAAATAGCACTAAAAAAAGCAATGCGTCTTCCTGATGATCCTATATTCAAAGAATTAACCCAAGGACAAAAAAAACAAAGATTAGTTGATATTGGAACTGAATTTAGTGCATCTCGAGAACGAAAATTTAAAACAGCAAAAGCAGCTGTAGATCAAGGCTACGCTGTACTTCCATACTCAATGGCTGTCAAATTAAAACTAGAGCAGTTTTATAGATTGAATGCTGCTTTTGAATTAGAAGATTATATTAGGCAGATTGTTGGTAAAAAAGGGAAATTTAAAGTAGGGGGTGTTGAATATGATGTTGAAGAAGTGTTTGGGAAAGGAACAAAAGTAAAAAGAAAAAGTAGAAAAAGAACTTTTGACAGGCAATCTCAATTGTTTAGAAAAGGTTTTTTAAAAGGCGGTGCTCAATCAAAAGTTTTTTTAAATTCCTTATTAGGCGGTATTGCTGGTACACAAGAACGGTCTATATTTTTTAGTGAAAATAATTTAGGTAAAGGTTTAAACGGACTGAACTCAGTTCAAAGATCTGGTGAGCTTGCATTTGACGGAAGTTTGTTTGGCATACAGTTTTTGCATGTTCTTTCTGTAGATTTAATAGAAAATCTTTTTAAAGCAAAAGAACTAAAAAACTTACTTTCGCAGTCTCCAACTCAAACTATTAGAAAAACATTTCCTTTGTTTGCAGGCGACAGTATAACTTACAAAACAATTAAAAACTTTGCTGATGGTTTTTCAAATGGTATGCTAGATCTTAATCGAGCAAGAGCAGGGAATGCAAGAAATATAGCTGGAGCTGTAGACGAGTTGCGTGAATCAAAAACTCTTGAGTTGTATGGTGTTGGGGATGAATTGGAATTTTTAGAAGGTGCTTTTGTTGGTGGTAGATTAAGCAAGATTTTTAAAGACGCAGGTCTTAAAATGCAAACACTTGGATATCTGTCTAATATTTATTCAAAGGCATCTTTACCTTTTCAACAAGCTTGGGTGTATGCAATAAATACTGCAAAGATAGAACTTTATAAATCTTTTAGATTTGAATTTTTAGATCAAAAAGGTTTTACCCAGGCGTTTGGTTCTCCATCAGGATTAGATGATTTTGGAAGATTACTAGAAGGACCTTTTAGAGGAAGAACTGTTATTGAAATAGCAGATAACCCTAATTTAGTTGCACAATTAACAGATGCTCAAAGGCAATTTACAACTAAAGCACTTAAAATTCAAAGAGATGTTGAGGATTATATAAACAATGTAACAGGCACAGTAAATTCAAGTAGGCTTGGAATTTCACCTAAACAAAAATTGTGGGAAAATGTTGCCTTGCTAGCACCAAGGTATGGAAGAGCAATTGGTGGATTGTTGATTAGTGCTGGTCAAGGAGGCTTTAGAGGCAAGAAGTCTAGAAAGGCAATACTATCTATGATTGCCGCAATGGCACTGTTAAGTTCAGCTTATACTATTGGGCAGGTTGGAATAGAACGTGGAGGTTATGATGCTAGGTCTAGAAGCATCTTACTAAAAAGACTAAGAGATACATTAAATCCTACTAAGGGTAGTTTTTTTATGGTAAGGATAGGTAACACTATGTTAGGACCTGGAGGAAGAGTTATTTCTTACATAAAACACAGCTTAGGTATAGGGAATGCTGCAGTTCAAGGTGCTAAAAATGCAGCGTTGTATGCCAACGCTAAATCTCAAGGAGATGAAGAACAAGCAAACGTATATGCCGCAAATGCTTCTGATCAAACAAAAAGATTAGTTACTCAATTGAAGCGATTTGCACTTGGTCAAGGTTCAGCGACAGTTTCGCTAGGAACTAGCTTTGCTTCGGGAGAAAGTTTTATGGGTGATCCTATTTGGTCTCCATTTGGAGGATGGGAACAATTTGACGACTTTGGCACATTGAGCTTGAATACAGCCTTGGAACTAGGAACAACTGGTATACCGATATGGGTGCAGTCTTCAGTTATTGATCCTGCCAGAAAAAAAGGATTATCAGAAGGTAGTATTGGTGAGCCTGAAGATTTGCTTTCTGCGAGTGCTGAATTTGTTGGAGCTAGAGCATACCCTCAACCTTTAGGTTCTACAAAAGATACAGTTGCACAACAGTCTTCTTTTCAGGTAAACAGCTGGGATGATTTAGATGCTTTTGAAAAATTTGTATTAGAAAATGAACCTGAGTTTGAAGAATATTTGTTAGAACAAGATTTAGAACTTGAAGCTTTAGGAAACAAATACGCTGAATACAGACTCAAAAGACGTGAATCTGAAGCATTATTAATGGAAGATATGTATGTTCACTTAGAAACATTCTTGAGAAGAATTGTAAATTCTAGACAAAGTGAAGTATATGGAATACTAAGAGATCTTTCCCAGGGTATATCTGCTTCAAAAGCAGACAAGTATTCTAGGCTTGATGAGTGGAAAAAAGAAAATGGTATTGAAAAATATACAGGAGAGCCTACAGATAAAGAGTTTGATAATATTTTGAACGAATGGTATGCACTTTACGAAGACGATACGATTGTAAAAAAACGTGAATCTGATGGTGGAGTTGTTGCAGGTAGTATTGATTTTGAAAAGTTGATCAAAGAACAAAATAAAATAATGAATAAAATTAGTTTTAAAAATAAAAGCAAGCTTACAGCATGGCTAGATAGAAAAGAAGGTATCCAAGGTCTAGATCAAATTCTTGGTTTGTTAGGACCAGTAGGAACAAAACCTGATGGTGAGCCTCAGTTTAGAAACAGGCAAGAATTACAAGCTGCTATACAAGATATTTTATTTTTCAATCCAGTGCTAAATCAAGAAACTTACAGTCCACAACAAATTCTTAGATTGAGAGTTTTGCAATAAAAGAAGTTGCCAAAGTAGTAGTTTGTGGTTTATTATTTATATTAATTCTAAATAAATAGATTACGCTATCTCAACCAGGTGGCGTGGTTTGGAGAAAAAATATTATGGTTACAGAGCAAAATGATCCAGGACAGGAATCTCAGGTAGAAGTTACTGACGTTCCTTTGAGTCTTGATGAAACGCAAGCACCAGCTAAAGAGG